GGTTGTATATGCAACAATCCATGTCTGGCTAAGTTACGGTTACGTAACCGTAGCTTACTTACCGTCCGGCCGGTAACTGTCTTTTATTTTTTTGTTTTGTTTTGTTTTTGGGCGTGTTGCCTGTTTGTTTGTGTTATGGTGTAGTTGTCCGCTTCAAGGGAAAGGAAAAATAAAATGATGATTTCAAACATGACTTTCAAGGAAAAGAACGAACTGCTGACCACTTTGTGGGATGACCCGTCCGTGACGCTTCATGGTGTCAAGGACGGTGTTACGAGTTCGATTGATCGCGATCAGGCCGTTGACGATTATGATGTGGCTCAGTATGATTCGTATCAATTCCTTTTGCCTTATGAAACGGATGATGATTTGCTTCTGTTTTCCGCTGAAGACTTGGAAGCGTTTGCCCGGACGTGGTAATAGTAAAGCCCCTAGGTTATGAGCCTAGGGGCTTATTTTATGCTGTCAATTTAGGCGAATACGAGATACCATGCGGACTTGTCTGCTGGGGCGAGTGCCACGTATCGGGTTTTGCCTGAATAGCCTACGTAGTGTGCCCAGATGTATCCGTCTGCGATCACGCCTCCTTCGGATAGGTTGACGGTTTGGCCGTAGTGGTATTGGGCTACTACTTGTGCTGAGGTGGATGGAGCGGATCGGACATTGAGTGTGCTTACGTTGACCTTGTAAGTGCGCGGAATAATGGTCACATTGTTGCTTCCTGGTGTTGCCGTGTTTGCCGTGCGCGGGTGGAAGTAACCAATAATACCGGTCTTGCTGATCGTGATATATCCGGCTTTGTTTGGGTTCTGCGACATGGTTTCCAGTGTTCCGTTGCCGTTGTCTCGTATTACGATGGCTACGTGGTTCATGCCATTGCCGTTCCAGAATGCCACGTCACCGTAAACCGGCGTATAGTTGGCACCCTCTCGGCTGAATGTGTCCTGTAGAGCGCGGGAGCGGTCGTATCGTGCAGTGTAGACGCTTGCGGCGTATCCGTCTACGGTGTTGGTGTCGGCGGCTGGGATGCCGTATACGTTGCGTGCGTAGTTGCTCCATAGGTCCCAGCATTGTCCGCCGTATGCGCCGTCCATGTCGATGATTTTGCCGTTGACGGAGTTCATCCATTCTTGGATGTTCATGTTAGTTTTCCTTCCTGTGTTTTGGTGTATTGGTGTTTGCGAACACGCTCATGAATGGGGCGTCCGCTAATTCGGGGTTAATGGCGGTGATGTTTTCCAGGATTGAGGTGAGTTCGATGAGGCTGATGCCGCCGACCGTGCATACGAATACGCTGACCGGGAGTCCAAGGTCTACATGTAGGTTAATCATGTCTATGAAATAGGCTACCAGGGTGAGTATGAGGTAGGCGAACTTGTGCCATAAGCCTTGTCGCATTTTCTGGGAGTTGAGCGTGTCGTTTAAGATGGCTTTTGCAATGCCTGTCACGTAGTCCACAATGATGAAGAAGACTACTGCGATCACACACCATACGTCCGTTGTTGTCATTGTCATTAATTGTTTCCTTCCTTACTTTCCTAGTAGTTCTCCTATGATTAAGCCAAAGTCGGCTTTTACTTGTGAGTCGTCGAACCGTATTTTGCCAAGTCGATAGCCGGTGGTGAGTCGTCTTATGATATCATCCGATTTTTTGACGTACCATGTTTTTTCGTCTACATGGTTCGGGTCGAGCGTGTAGACGGGACGTGTGTTGTCTTTTGGAATACGTCGTGAAACGTATTGTGAAACATGTCCGTCGCGTTCGGACACGGAAACCCAAATACCAAACCGCGCGTAGTCGGTAGTGTCCAGCACGTAGGAGAGTTCGCCATCGCTGGGGATTGGCGCTAGCAACGTGTCCGACTCATCGCGGAACTTGTTTCTGATCGCATAGTCGGCGTAATCGCTGTCGTACTGCTCAAGGAATTTGCCGAACTTGGATTGTGCGACTTTCGCACTGAATCCGCCATAGTCGGCCAATTCTAAGCAGATGAACCCCCCGCAATATAACTTGTATTGTTGTTGATTGGCCTGCTGGGAACCAATGTCGAGCCGGTATTTCGCGAAATACGGATTGGCTTTTTGAACCGCGTTCGAGAGGAATAGTACTTTTGTTCTATCCTGCCACCTATCCACAGTATTGTAGAACTCGCTGAACGAGTTCACTTCATTGCTTAAAAAGCGTAGATTGTCGGGGAATATTTCGTCGAAGATAATCAAGTGCACTTTAGGGTAGGCGACTGACTTCAAGCCGCCTGCTTGCGAGAGGGCAACGAAATAACAGCATGTCCTCCAGTCCTTTTCATCCCATGACGTCTTATGCAATTGCCCTTTTTCACCATTCACGCGAAATTCGTATTGGGGGAAGAACTCTTGAATGTCCTTGAAGAACGTTTCCTTGCGGTGCTGTTCCACGTCCGTACGGCGCAAATAAATGAACTCGTGGCCGTGTTTCAGATATTCCTTGATGCCATACCGTTTCGCGGCGAACGTTTTGCCGAGTCCGCGTGCGCCGATTATGAAATTCCATGGAGCGTTTCGCGTCAACAGATTATGCAGATCGTAATAATCGCCCTCGTCAAGCGCCTGCAATGTCATGATTGCAAACCTCCTGAAACTAGTGGAGGGCGTGCGCCATGACTCGCACGCCCTCCACCAACCTATCATCTGGCGGCTGTTCAAGGGAAAGGTCATCACATAACCACCGCCACTATCAATTATACCATACTTTTAGAACGCGGGAGGATTAGACTTTCCATCCCACACACTCAATAGCGAATATGCCTGATTGTATCGTGTCGTGTACGGGCCGAACGGGGACGTGGATAGAATGTTGTTTTTGAGCTGTGCTAGGTTCGACGCTTTCGGCACCTTCAAAGCGTTCGCGGGGGACTGGTGGTATGCCGTCACCCAAAGAATCTGCATTTTCGTGTCATCATACTCTTTAGGATAGCCCGCATAGTCTTCCGCGAACTGCTTGCGCTGCCCCTCTTTCGACTCGTTTCGTGCCGCCCACGTTCTGAACGCGAACGCCTCCACTGAGGTGAGCGAACGTTTGAACGTGCCACCGCTTTCCATTAATGCGGCAACTTCCGGCGCGGCGGTTCTGAACGCCTCATATCCGGTTGGGTCGGCGGCTTTCATCGTGTTGAGCACTTGCAGGCGGCGTTCGAAACTCCATTGCGCAATGCCAATGCCTTGGAGGTTCGCGGCTTCGACTGCATCCCAGCGCAAACCCGCTTCCACCGTGCCAATCACATAGAGCGCATACGAGTTTTCCGCACTGACCGAGCTGGACGGATGCCCCTGTCCTTGCGAGTCTGACGGCTGGGATTGCGACGCTTTTTCCGAAAAATTATTGGCCGTGGTCCTGTAGAAGATCCGTGTCCGCGTACCAGCATTGTCGGTCTCGTGCAAGTAGAGGTTATCGCCCTGCCAATGTATCCACGCTCCCCCGCGTGACGTGTCGGGGTTGCCCTGGTTGTTGTCGCCGGTCGGATTATTGGCGTCCGGTTTCGGCATGGTACGGGGATGCAAGTAACCTAAGAGTCCGGTGGTGGGGAACCATTTGAGTGCGCTTGCGTCAGGGTTCTGGGTGATAACGTAAATGTTCCCGTCTTTCACGCCGTCACCGGCGACTATCGCCACATGAGTATAGGGAGTATACGTGCCGTATCCCCATATTGCCACGTCTCCCGCTACTGGCGAGTATCCGTCTGCGGGAATGCGTTCGTACACTTGTTCGCACCGTGCGGACACGGGGTATGCGGTATATAAGCCGCCTGCGTATCCAGTTGGGGTTATGCAGTCCTGGATGCTCATGCCGTACATGTCCATACTGTATTTTGCCCATAAGTCCCAGCATTGCGCGCCGTATGCGCCGTCCATGTCCCAAAAACGGTTTTTCGTCTGGTCAATCCATTGAGTAAAAGTAATAGCCATGCCATTATTATAGTGGCATGGCTATGTGTGGATTATCGGAGACTAGGCGGCGTAGGATGCCATGAAGCTCGCATGGCCTTGGTCGGATACAGTCGGATTATATACTCCCCAGACTCCGTCTGTCTGAATGAACCCTAGCCGCGGAGTGTTGGTGGAACCACCTGTGACTATCCATGGCCAAATGTTATGACGTGGATACGCCCATTTCGCCATGATTCCGCCCTTGCCCTCTCCGATTGATGGAATATCGCCCTGTCCGTCTACCGTGATAACGCCGTTTTGCAGAGTGAACTCCACCGGCATGGAGCCGAGCATGGAGACGGCGTACGCATGTCGGCCGCGGTAGCTGTCCCGGCACGCCGTGTAGAGGTATTTCGCGATAGCCTTGGCTCCAGTCTCGTTAGGGTGAATGTCTCCCGACGGGAACCAACTGTCTTCGCCCTTGCACCAAACGTAGGCGCTGTCCGCCACCACGACGCGACGGTTTCCGGTCGCGGCGGTGATCGCACCGCCGAGCAGTGCGTAATATTTCCGCATTCCCCCTTCGTCGAGAGTGGCATGGTCGAAGAGCATTGGGGCGATCACGATAATCGCGTTCGGAAACGCCGTCTTCATCGCCACAACTACGTCACGTGCCTTGGTTAGTCCGGTGCTGTAGTCCAGGATATCGTTACGTCCGCCTGCGCAAACGGCAACCTTGACTTTAGCTTTGTCCACACTGGTATCGGCCACGCAGTTGGCGACCTGCTGGGCGAACGTCGGAATTCCGGACACGTTGAAACCGGCACCGCTCTTCGCATAGTTTTTCCACTGCAATTCCGGAAACATGGTGGACAATTGGTATGACCACGTATGCTCCTTTTGCGTGCTGTCGGCGTACGAGTCACCGAACGTGACGAGATATCCATCCTCATATTGCGCTTGCCCCAGTTTTTCCAGAATCTGCGCAATCTGCGCGGAATTACTGCCAACTGAGGTGGATAGTGTGGCAATGTCCGTAGTGTTTTTATCCCACTTCGTTCTGTTTGCGGTGGCGTGCGCGGTGGTATCGGCCCCTAATGCGGTGAGGATGGTTTTGTTCGCGTCGGCTTTGCCGATTGCGGTAGTTGCGTCCACTCCTGCTTTATCCCACCTGGCTTTCGCGTCGGTGGCGTGAGCGGTGGTGTCCGCGCCGAGCGCGGCGAGAATGGCGCTATTGTTGTCGGCCTTACCTGCGGCTGTGGCGGCCGCTGCGGCGGCGGCGGTGGCGTCGGTACCGGCTTTATCCCATTTGGCCTTACTTGCGGTGGCATTGTCCACCGTATTATTACCAACCAGCGCTTTGACCACTTCCTCATCATGCGTTTCACGCGACTCTACACCCTCGATGCGATTGAGGTGCGTTTCGAGCGTGGAGTCAATGGTGCGCATGGATCCGTTGTAGCCGTCCCTCAGGTCGGCGGGGTCACTGTCGCCGTAAAGATTCAGTCCGTAATTGTCGGTTTTGTCGTAGATAGTGGTCATTGGTTTGTTCCTTTGGTTTCACGGATGAGGGTTTCGAGTTGGTGTATGAGTCGGTCGATCATCACCATTGCCCGATTATATCCGTCGCGCAGATCGGACGGGGTATCGTCGGTGTAGAGGGGCAGACTATAAGTTGTGGTGTGCTCGTACATGTCGCGGTTTTCGTCGTTTTCATTCATTTTTCTTCCTCTCTGATGTAGATGCAGTTTCCGCAAGAGTAAAAATCGGTCACCCCGTCCGTGACTATCGTTCCGGCTGGGGTGCGCCCTAGGCTCATGGAGAAATAAAACGGCAGGGCAAGCCCCTTTAATGTCCCGGTGGCGGCATAGGAGAAATACAATGGGATCAGGATATTGGGATATATCCTTTTTCCGGTGTTGCCGGTGTCGGTGGCGGTGTCGGCGGCTGATTCTGGGGTCGGGGCGTTACACGCGGTTCTTCGTTGCCGAAAATCTCACGGTTGCCTAACACCGCCCAAGTGATGCAATCATGCTGTGCGGCCTGAGCCGTGGTTACGGTGGCCATCTGATCGACCCGCGCGCCGAATACGGCAAGTTCGCGGTATATGTCTCGGTTCGTGTTTTTCGAGTCTTCGTACTTGCCACGTGTCGGGTTATAGGTAAGGGCACTGTCTTCGTATTGTCCGACCTGCTTTTCCAAGTCATCCAGGGTTTCATTGATGCGCTCGAACTGTTCGTTGAAACCGGCTATCAGCTGTTTGATGGCTTCGACGTCCGCGTTCTCGTCCTTGGCGAGATTGTCAAGCTGTTCGCGCAGTTCATCCACATGTTCGGCCACCTCCTGCACATACCCCAATACGGTCAACGTGTCGCGGTATGAGAACGGCTGAACTGTTGTGAAATAGCGCTGTCGCGGGTCGACGTCCAAGGGCGCTGCGCACATGTTTGGTCCGTCCATTAATCCTCCTAACTGTCAATGTCAAGTATACTCTAGTGGCCGAGATTGTAGGCGAGACTAGTGCTGTAAAGCTGTGGCACGTTGGTCATGTTGTCGCCACTGCCCCACATGCCCAAAAAGAGGTCTTCGAGCGAGTTGATGACCATCATGTCAATGTTGAGCATGGTGTTACGCCAGTCCTGTAAGAGTTGGGATTGGGATCCGCTGGTGCCGAGGGTGTGCGACGTGCTGTTTCCTTTATCGGAGGAGTGCGCATAGTCGGTGTTGCTGGTGCTGGTTGCGGTGGCGGTGCTGTCCTGCTGGGTTGCCGTATGCGTGTTGCCGGTGGAATCCGTCTGGCTTGCGGTGGTGGCGTACTTGCGAAAATCGTCTATACGGGTCTGCGGGAACTCGCTGTTGAACGTCATGCTGGAATTGTCGGCGGTGGTATCGGACGTGCTGTTCGCCGTAGACTCGTTCGATTGTGTGCCGCTCGATTTTCCGCTGGACTCGTTCGTACTGGTCGAGTCCATTTCCTGTCGAATGTCGGACGTGATGAACGGGTCGAACTTGCGTTGCGCGGACAGATAGAGTTGGTTGAAATAGTCCATCTGCTCCCGCATGGTACGCCCCAGATAAAACACGAACATTTGCGGCGTTTCCGAACCGATTTCACGCAATGCGTAGTGGGCTACGATTTTCTCGTTCAATTTCGCTCTATAGTTTTCGTCGAAAATCGGATAATATTGAGCGCTCAAGTGCAGTTTTTCATCCGTGTCGAAACCGCGTGCGATCAGATTGCCGAGTGTCAAGGTGTAATCCGCCATGCTGTCTTTGATGGCGTACATGCTCAAGTTTTGTACCATTAGTTTTCCTCTTCCTTGTTTCCGTCAACGTCCAGGAGTCCGCCTGAAGTGGTGTCGTTCCATTCAATGCCGATCGGCTTCCCGGAGTCGGCCATTTGCGGCCACAGTCGGTTGATCGTGTCGCACGCCTGTTGACGCGCCTTCAAGTAGCTCAGGCGGAACACGTTCGTACGTGAGTTGCCCGCCGTGACTTCAGATTCGAGCAGTCGTTCCTTCTTCTCGGTGGTCGAGTTGTCGATTCCCAGGTAGTTTACGAGTTCGTTCCAGATCTGGGTTTTCGTGGTGATGATCTTATCGGCAAGGAATGGGGTGACGTTGGGGAATGTCTGGAACATGCCGGTGATATCCGCACTGTCGTAGGTGTAAATGTACGGGTCTCCGTCTTCACGCGCTTTCATGAGGTTTTGGGCGGTGAGTTTGTTGGTTTCGGACGTGGCGATAATCAACGGCACGCTGATATTGTCAAGGTTCACGTCGAGCGCACGGTCGGCAATCGCCAATCGTGTGGCGTAATTCCACATGACGTCAATCATGGTGCAACGAAGTTGGTTATCCCAGATCGGCACGCATTCCTTCGAGCCGACCTGCGGGTGCGAGTAGTTCGTGGCTACGGGCTGAAAAAGCGTAGGATTATTATAATTGTTGACTCCGCCGATATTACCCGACGTGACCATAAAACGGTGTACACCCTTACGTTTGTCGGGGAAAAAGAGCGCCAAACCGTTCTCAAAAAGAGTCAGTTCCAAATATCTTTCATCAATGTACGGGGGAAGGTTGATCCATTTGAACCGCGACACTGCCAACATTTCAATCAGCTTCATATACTGGTTAATGCGCAGTGACTGCCGCATTTCAGGGAGATTAAGATTGCCCCACATGGAGCCGAGCACGCTTTGATTGTCCCAGTGCGCGGCCTTACGCGCGTTGTTGCGCTTGCCCATGTTTTTCACCGTCCTTAATAATAATGGAGAGAGGTTTTACGCTCTCTCCATTATATCTAGTATGCGATACCGGATAATGGCGTATTGTCCGCATAATCGGTGACGCCGATCTTGTCGGGATCAGTCCACACCGTCACGCCACTCTCGAAAATTCCCTTCACTGTAAGCCGGTATTCTTCCGGGCACGTCGAGCTACGCACGTACAATTCGTGCAGTTTCCAATAGGTGAAATTGCTCATGGCCATCAAATTCGTCGGCAACCTCATGAAGCGTTGCACGTAATACCCGTATCGTAGCCATACTTCGCCGATGGCTTGCATGGCTGCTGGGGGTATCTGCCGGAAGCGTACCAGGACGCCAATCAAACCGTTGGCAAGATTGAAAGCGTCACCGCCCAGTGCGCCGGACGTGGTGGGTGGTACGGTTTGGGTCTGCTGCACCTGTGCGTTGATGCCGGCGATGGTGTTCTCGTAATCGCCTTGCGCGGTGGCTTGGGCGAGTTGCCGGTTCATGTCCGCGAGCTGCATGGTCTGTTGGTTGGATAGATTGGTTTGTGCGAGACTGTAGGCGTTGGCCTGTGAAGTGCTTGCGTTGTTGGTGGTTTGCGTGTTCGCCAACTGTTGGTTCGCAGTCGAAACATTGTTGTCGTAAGTCATCTGGTTTGTCCACGCGCCGATAGCGGTACCCGCGATGGCTCCGGCCACGCCACCAACATTGCCCGTGACTGCGGAACCCACCGCGTTCGCCACACCAGATCCGATGGTGTTGATCTGAGCCATTTGATTGTTGAATCCGAGATTCTTCAACGTCAGATCGGTACCCATCTGCGCGGCCTGGTTGCTGATCGCGTTCATGGCGTTGCGGTTGGATGTGCCGAGCCGGTTTTGGGCGCTTGCGTACTGCGTGCCCAATTGTGCTTGAGCGTAGGCGTTGTTAATGCCCATTTGCGTTTTCTGGAAACTCCAGTCCGCGCTTTGCTGGGCGTATTGGCGCGTGTACGCGCTGTTTGCAAGAGCCAAAGCCGAACCGTTGTTTACCGCCATGAAGGTGGGGAAATTCGTGATGCCAAAGGATGCGTTAAGCATTTCACCCGTATCGATAGGCAAACCTTTACCGTCCGTCAATGGCTGACGTTCGCCAAGGCTTCCCGCATGATATCCGCGCGCGTAGAAATTCAAGCGCGGGGAAGGTGGCGCGTAATTCCACGACTCACGGATAATCAGATCAGCGCTTGGAATCTGTTCCGGCTCATATGTGATCACGGTACCATTCAGGCACGAGCATTCGATATAGGCGTAGGGCGCTGTAAGGAACTTTTTCAGATACTTGTAGCGTTCCGGCAACTGGAAAGCGTTTCGGAAGTTTTTGAGGTTGATGACGTCCGTGTAGCGTGCGCTGCTATTGTCGTTTCTTTTGCGTAGTTCCCAACAATTGCCGATAAAACCTACGGAATGTCCGAAGAGTTCCGTTTTTTTCGGTTGACCGTCCAACAACGCTTGCGGCAAATGCGGTACGGCGTAAATGCCGCAAATGCCTTGCGTGACCCATGGTGCGCTCATGCCTTCGGTGAAGAATGTGACAATATCGGCCGGAGTGTCCAAATAGTACATGGATGTGCCATTAAGCTGACTTTCGAACGCACTACCGGTGGCGGTGTTGACCACCGGATTATCCTTGGTGCCCGTATCGGCTTCCAGATCGGTGGTGCTTACGATGATCAGCCCGTAGGATGTATATTTCACGCCATCATGAGTGCCAATATCCATGAGTGGTTTCCAAGCTTCGTCGGTGAGTACGGTGCATTTGCCGGTGTCGAGTCCTTCGGGAAGATCCAGATACGTTTTCCCATAGTCTTTCCAGGCGTTCTCGTTCGCAATCCCCACATGGCCGCGTTCCACATATGCGTTGCCCAATTGAATATCATGCTGGAATGACTGCCACACGTCAAGCTGAATGTTTAACTGTGTGGTGTTGGCGTTGATGTAGTCGCATGTCTGAATGAAATAATACCAACTGCGGGGGGTATCAAAATCATAGTCGTTCGTCGCGATCAGATAATTGTACCGGCACGCTTGGGCGAACGGCACGGGCAGTCGTACCGGCAGTCCGTATTTCGACATGGTGCAGTTTGTGAACTCGATGCCGTCCAGTTGGTTGAAATACTCTTGCTGAGCCGGTCTGTCCCATTTTACGATATCCCTATAGCCCATGTCCCACGGCACGTTGCAGAGTTTGAACCGTGTGTTTGGTGTCCATTTCGCATAGCTGAAGTTTATAGGCAGATCGTTTGCGCTCATAAAACCCTCCTAAAAATAATAGGTGTGGATAAAGTCTATCCACACCTATTTTAGCGGCTGGTTATCATCGCTATGCGGTGACGGTGACCTTTGCCGTTCCAGTGGCTCCCGCAAACTTGACAGTGACGTTGGCGTTGCCCGCTATGGTTCCGGTCAACACTCCGTTGGGGGTGATGGTCGCGTGGGCGTCCACCGTCCACATGGCGAGATTGGTCACGTCCGCGGTGTTGCCGTCCGTCTTGGTGGCGATCGCCTTAAGAGCCACATGGCCGTTCACTTTGACCGACTTTTCGCCCTGAATCTCAAGAGACTCGATGGCGCCGGCCTTCCAACCACCGAGCCAAGTGCCGACGACCGGCACATCGAGCGCGGCGGAAACCGTCTGGTCGATTTCAGGCGTAGCCGGATTGATGTAGGTAGCCTGGGCGGTGACCTTAAGCGTTTCGGCGGTTTCATCCAAACCACAACGAAGGATTCCGTCGTTATCAATGGTGGTGAACTGACTGGTTGCGCCCTCGATGGCATACTTGATGCCTGTTGGCTGGAACGTCGCAGTCTCCTCGTTGGCGCTCGTGATGGTGGACACCACCTGGACGAGATCGCCACGGGACACGTTCTGCGGAGTGATGGCGGACTGACCGTATTTCCGCACGCGCAACTCGAATACCGGCGTGGAAGTGGTGAGCGTATCCGGCAGAGTCACGGACTCGTTGGAGCCTTCACCGGTCCAGAAGAGAATCGCGTTCGCGAACGGGTTAGGGGTGATGGAGCCGCGGTGCTTGTAGAAAATGTTGCGCGTGCCGTCAATCGGGTTCACGGGGGAATTGGTGGTCTCCAGCATTTCGTCCCAGCAGAAGAAGAAGTCTTCCGTGGTGAGCACGGCCTGAACCTTGCCGCCCTGTCCGCCGATGCCGAACATATCCTCCGGAATCGGAATGATACGGTACGGCACGTTGACTTTGTCAATGTTGAACGCGGCGGCCAATGCTTCCACGTTGAGCGCGGCGATCACCTGCGGAGTGGCGAACAAGATCGCTTCACTATCGCGCCACGGCGTCACCCAACTCATGGCATTATATCGGGGCATGGCGCTCATTGGGGACGCCTTGAGTTCGTTCGCCGTCTGCTGGATGAGGCGCAGTAGTCCCTTCGCGTCCGCTTCGGTCGAGTCGGCCTTACCAACGTCAGGGGTATGCACACGGTAAAAACCACCCTTACGAGCGTACTCGGCAAACGTCTGAGTCTTCATCAAGTACATATCGTTCCTATCCGAGAGGATAGGCGCGTTCATGATCTCAGCGATATAGTCCGACATGCCCGACTCACCGTCGAACGCAGTCAACAAAGCGTCTTCCGGAATGGTGACGGGGTAATAATGGTCAAAAGTCAGAGGGTGGAACACCGAGGCAGTCGGCAGACTGTAACGACCGTAAACATCGTCGCCCAAATATTCCTTATTAAAATTACGGGTGCGTGCCTTGACCAGGCCAACGGCGGCCTGCTCATAGGTGGAGCCGTAGCGCTTGAGGGTGCGGGGGGAGCCGATCAGCTTGAGCGGGTCATCCCAGTCGGCGTGCTGGATATAGAGGCCGATAAGTCTCTGGATGAGTACGCCGGTGAACTCATCACGAAGGTAGGGGAAATTGCGCATGGTGTCCACCGCGTTCCTAATATTGCCCTGCGTTGCCGATGGGATACGGGTTTGGAACTGGGGGGATGTGGCGTTTCGGACGGCGTTGAAGATCTCAACGTCGCCCTTGCCGGCCAATGGTCGAATATTGGACATTACTTATACCTTTCTGTTTTAGTCGAACAAATCTTCGATGGACTCGGTGCTGTCATTGTCTCCGTCGCCGTCATTGTCGGACGGTGCGGGGTCATTGTAGCCGAGCGTGTCCATCATGGCCTTCAATGCGGCCAATTCCTTTTCGATACTGTCAAGGCGTGCGGAAACGTCCGGCTCCTGGGTCAGATCCGGTTCCGGCTCGGGTTCTTTCGGTTTTACTTCGTCATCGACGGTTTCAGTCTTCCGTTCCTCTTCGGTCGGCGGCGGGGTGGTGGTTTCCTCGCCGTCATTATCTGGGTCTGCCATACAAACTCCTAACAATTGGCAATAGTTCCACTAAAATTATATCATGCGACGGGAAAATAAAATGACCCCGCAATCACGCGGGGTCGAAACGTCCCATGTGAGCGCGAGTTGAAAATCGTAGGGCACTACCGCCACGATAGTGATGTTCACAGTCGGCGGCATTCTCAGCCGTGGCAGTCCGACCCATGTTACTCCCAGTCGAAAATCGACGCTCAGGAAGACACAAGTATTATAGCATGACCATTGTGCCGTAATCATCCATGATCTGCGTTCCATGCCTAAACTTCTCGTAGGGGATGGGCTGGGAAAACATGTTTCCGGCCATGCAGACGTCAACCTCTCCGTCTTCTCTCCATCCCTGATACCGGTTCATACCCAGGATAGTCAACTTCTCATATCGTGCGGCGATTTTCCACTTGCCAAGTTCGGTCGGGTGTATGTCGCATGATTCCACCGGCTCCCAACCGCTCAAAATACAACCGTCCGTATTCGCATACAATAGCCGATCGGCGTTCGCATGGCACACGTCCATAAGCTTGCGGCGTGCGTAGGCGTTGACCCACACGGGCACGGGCAGATAGTCGGTTTTCAGATTCGATTCCTCACGTTGCGCGACGTCCCAGTCCAATGTAACGCCGTCTTTGGAGGTGGGGAGCATGACGGAACCCTTGGGTAGACTCGCCATCTTACCGACGAGCGCGTTCATAATCAGTTTCGCCATCTGCCGTTTCTCTCCCGTCGCCTTCTGCTTCAACCCCCCCCATTCATCGACGAACGAGCGAAAAAAGCCCTTGGAGCGGCGGAATTTCCACCCTCTAACGTGCTTGTAGACGTTCACGTCATAATTCTCGTATAAAAGCTGTTGGTCAATGTCGGTCAATACGCGCGTGACATATCCGCGAGTGGAAGTGAGCCGGTTGAGTCCGTATATACTGCGATTGTCCAATAAAAAGGGGTATCCGTCCGGCTTCAATTCCGCACGAAACGTGAGTTCATCGCAATGCAATGGCATGTCGCTATCTTCCTCATAGTCGCCTTCGTACGGTTCGGGTTCGCCCCACGGGAGCCATTCATCGCGTAATATGCTCGGATACATGCTATTGCAGTCAACGTCGATGGCCTTGCCATACGCCCCTTCTCTTGCGATCATGAAACCGCCGATATAGGCGTCATGCAATGACTTTTTGGTTTCGGTTTCGAGTTGGGGGAATTTGTCGTAATACCATTTCCATTCGCCGGACGCGAAAGCCTCCATGCTCGCCCCACCCGCCGTGATCTTGCACAAACCGCGACTATCGTATTCGCGCAGAATGTTGAGCAATTGCGTACCGGTCATGGTGATACGGCAATTCTCTCGCAACAGGTTGGAAACGTCGAAGAATCGTGCCGAGTTCTCACGGTCGATACGCACCGTGAAGCTGAAAAATTTGCCTTTTTTCGAGATGATGGCGTCCCAGCTCAGATTAGCATTGTGTTCGTTGTGGGGCAATGAGTGTACGACGTGCGCAATAAACGGATCTAAAGTGTCTGGGTCGGTCACGTATATAGTGAGTTTGCCGCCTGACATGATGTACGCCAGAAGGCAGTCAGGCGCGGTGACGTCACGCAGGACGGTGCCGTCCGTGAAGCGTATGACGTTATCCGCGCACCACAATCCCACTCTTTTATCTTGCCTGGTCATGGTACAACTTTCTTTGATTGACTGCCGCTACTTTTCCAACGCTCCCGCTTCCATCATCCATCGGTCGAACTGCCGTCGCGAACGCTGGTAGCCCTCGCTGTTGTCGCGGAACACTGAAGTAAAACCGTGCCGTACTGGGTCGTACACCGTCCAGTCGAACACGATTCTTGGGGCGTCCGTCTGCTCGATGAACGCGCGTTTTTGCGCTGCCGATAGTTGGCGGAATCGTTTCAGCCGTTTCGAGCCGAGCGTGGTGGCCAGGATCTTCTCGAACACCTCATAACGTCCGCGTGACATGTATGCCGGCCATTCATGCTCGCCGTACAAGTCTTTGCCCTGTTTGCCTGTTTTCCGGTTTTTGGACGGTTTGCTTTTTCGTTCGGTGCGCAATCCCAGTATTTCGGCGGCATCGTGCATCTGATCCAGCAGTTCGTTGCGGTGGCCGTTTTCCAGTTGGGAGCGCACGAACGCTTCGTCTGACAGCACGTTCGTCATTTGCAGAAAATCGGTGAGTTTCGACGGGATAATCTGAGTGCGTCCAAAACCCTCACCGGTGGTCCCGGTGATTTCGGCCACACGTTGATCGTACACGCTTTTCGCGGGCATGGCCTGGGCCTTGTTCCATTCATTGATTTTCCGTCGTGCCGCATTGATTTTCCGCTGCTGCTGACGCAAGAGTTTACGTCGCTTCGCCACCGGCTCCGCGTCAATTTGCGCGTCTGTGATGGGTGTGCGCCCTGCGAACATGATGTCTTTTTTCGTCGGCTTCTCCACTGCGGTGGCGTGATACGGGGTTGCTTTCGACTCCGCTATGGCCTGTCTCTTCTGCCGCTCCCACTCCTTGCCCAAGGTTTTCGCAATGTTGACGAGTTGTTTGTCTGCGGTTTTGGCGAGATTCGAGCGGGAGTAAGCGCCAAGCTGTTTGATATTGCGTGCGGCACGGGCTTGCGCGGCCTGACGTGCCTTGACATGTTTTTGCTTTCGAGACATATGGCACAGTCCTTAAGACGGCGAGAGCACCCAAGATTGGGTGCTCTCTATGGATGAACGCTACTCGGTTATTATAGCAAGCTCACTTGGTTTTCTCGTCCACCGGCTCGATGCTGAAAAACTTGAAACCACGGCGGGAGCGACGTTCGACGACCTTGATGCACAGCGGTTCCGTCCAAGTGTTCGGCGTGCCGAAGATCCCGAACATGGTGTTGAGTCCGGCGGCGAGAGTCGGGGAGGTGGCCGCGTACGCGTTGCCGTCATCGGTCACGATGATGACGCGCACGGTGTTGGAGATTTCGCCGGTCTGGTCGTCGGTCACCTGCACGGACTGGGCGACGGCGTTCGTCATGTTCAGCGGCTCGTTGAGGTGTTCGTCGAGTTTTTCGGCGTTCTGCAATGCCGAGTAGAGCTTGATCTTGCCTTCGCGGGTCGAGGTGTCGATGAAGTGTTGGACGGTGCCGAGTTCGGTGTTCTCGGTGTTGAACGCGACTAGTGCGGTATTGGTGTTTTCCATTGTTTAACCTTTCCTAGATTATTGTTATTTTGTTTTCAGGCTTATGCCTAAAATCTTTTTATATCACATTCCGTCATTATTTTCAATGTCGGCGTGTCTTTTGTTTGTATGTTCTTCGGGGTTCCACTCCTGTGGTTCCTCAAAAGTGGCGTACTTGTAAAAAGTATCTTCATTCATAGACACTTTTTGAGAAAAAATATTAATTGAACGTGGAATGAACTTCGGAAACAGTTTTTTGGCACGAATCGAATACGCGCGCGCGTCTTTCAAACGTCCGTCGATAACATGCTCGGCTTCCATGAAGTCGCCGTCCACCAATTCCATGCCCTTGAGCACGGCATAGACGCGCGTGCGGAAAATTTCGTTTTTGGTTCTAGCCAATTTTTACCTCCCTTGCAGTAAGATTTTTTGCAATCCAATGTCATCATAACGTGTCATATCGAGTCTGTCAAAATTTTTAAACACGGCAATAATCAGTTTTTCCGCTTGAGGACTATCAAAAACCGTGCAACAGTCATACGACGTAGCACCCTTGACCGCGCAGACCGCACACCATGCAATCAGGTCAGGCGGATTGACGGAACCGTCCAAATATTCGACGTCGGACGTGCGGGATAGGGCGGCAGAAAGTCCGTCCCCCATGGTCAGACTCCCGCATATCCGAGATACAGCAACCACCGCTTGCGTAAACCACTCACTAGGCACGTCACGCCACAGTTCACATAGCATGTTCACGGCACGGCAACACGTTTCAAAATCACCAAAACCCATATCGAAACGCTTCAAGTTCAGCTCACGCTTATGGCCTTTCGTGGCCTCGACAATACGCTTGCTTTCCATGATGGCATCATCAAAGTCACGCATACGATAAATAGGACGCCTATCATCGCCACGCCTAAACATAATATCGCTCCTCAACGCGAAAATAACTGATATTCTCCGTATGGGACCGGATAGCCGCCCACTGTTTAATCAAATCTGCCGCATCCTTATACGATGAAGCGTAACCGACTTCAATAGGCGGTTTATCACCATGCCTCAGATACGCGAGAGCAACAAAAGTTTCATACATGACTAAAACTCCACTTCCTCGTTAGTAGACTCGGCACCGAGCCTCCACATGTCATGCCACAATTGCGGATCAGGACACCGTTTCGGTACACCCGACTTACGTTTCACACCAGCCCAAAACGAGCGCAAACGCCAATAACTATCAGCATCCGGGCACGTGCCGCACACCCACGAATGTACCCAACCACGAAAATACACGGCTAATTCCTCTCCATTAAGGGCGTGCGAACAATATCGATAGCGTCCAGCATCAAATCGGCAATCTGAGACTCATTAGCGGCGTCATATACACACCATGCCGAAGCGTCGGAAAAACCACCTGGAGTGCGGAACTGAACAGTATACCGAAGCTTGTACAAGTGATTATGCGGACAATACCACAGTTCAACATAGCCACCACGATATTTAGACGAGAACGTGGCAACCCTCATATCATTATAAGCCATCTCAGGCCCCCCCTACTATGGAAACCAACACAATAGCCACGCCCACAGCGAGCATGACCAAAAAACAAAAAACGTCACGCGCATTACGCGGCAGTTCGCAAAACACCGTAGCCGCCATCGTAAGAAACAGCACGGAAAGAATGCAGACAGCAACAATCATGCCTATCATCATACCAACACCACCTTCACCACACCAACCATCGTCCCGTCAAGATCAAACGTGGCATTATCAATATCCACACTCACATTACGCCCAACATAAGCGCTACGAACATGAGACAGCACACCATCCAACGAAGACTTCAACGACGCTGTGCAAAACATGCCACTAGGCTTCACACAATCAGACAAAACCTCAAAAACCTGAAAACCATTTGCGGTGATAGTAAAATACCACATGTCAATACCCCCCAGTCAGTGAATCAATGCGGCAGATACCGCTTCCGCGATAGTGTCCCCAGTTCCCAGGACGACAATAGGGTGACAATACCTAGCGCAAACGGTATAAAACACCTCAACCGCATCCACCTTACGCCCATCTTCGGCAGTGCGATAGTATGGAGTCTCAACCCTTTCTACGTAAGCGCGTGCCATCAATCCCCGCACTTCATCAATGCTGAGGCCCGCTTCCTCTGCGATCTGCTTATAATTTTCCATTTTATTTACCTCCCTTGTAGTTGCTCTCAGATGGACAAAACGGAATCAACAACCGTGTAGAATCCGGTGCAAAACTCTCTATTGTGTTCGCTGTGAAGTTCCGCACGGCATCGTTTCGTTAACAGATGTCGGCACTCAACAATCATGGCATATTCACCGCGCATATAGTATTCATCCATCAACAACCACGCGGCATACATGACCCCATCAATCTTGTTTTCATCAGGTGAACCCCAAACGTTTTGATTGTGTGAATACGTAGTGTTGTACACATTGCTGAGATACGCATACTCTGCGGAATCAGATTCCCAAATATCGGGAAAATTATCTGTAACAAAAGACATTTTATTTTTCCTTTCCCTTGAAGCGGACAACTACACCATAACACAAACAAACAGACAACACGCCCAAAAACAAAACAAAACAAAAAAATAAAAGACAGTTACCGGCCGGACGGTAAGTAAGCTACGGTTACGTAACCGTAACTTAGCCAGACATGGATTGTTGCATATACAACC